TACTCGTGAGTAAGAACTGTATTGTTCCCCACCCCCCGAGTTAGCTGATCACCCTTTGGCCGTCGATCCTGACCGGTCATCAGCCAGACGTAATCGACGCCAGTGTGCTTCGCGATCTGCTCGCAGACTTCCTGATAGTCGCGGGGCCGACGCCCTGACAACTCCCACTCACGCCATGACTGCGATTTGAGCCCGCACGCGTCGGCACCCTCTTTGAGGTTCCAGCCCATCTGATGCCGGATTGCGGCCAGACGCGAAGAGAACGTGCTCAGATCAGGTATCCAGTCCAGTTGCACTGTCATGTTGAGTACTCAACACTTCTCGGGCGATTCGCGCAAGTCGTGCGTGATTCACGTGTCGAAACCAGACACGCCGCATAAGTCGTGATTGACAAGAGATAACACGCATGTAATTCTCTTCGTCATGGCCGATATCGCGCTATTCACTACTTCAGAGGTCGCAGACCGACTCCGGGTCGACTCCTCAACCATCCGCAAATGGGTCGCTAAGGGCCTGCTTAAGGCGGTGACCCTCCCCGGGGGGCACCACCGCTTCCGTCCCGAGGACGTCGAGGCCCTGCTCGCTGACGCCTCCAAGGCAGTGGCCTCGTGAGCGCCGAGACCCACCCGGCCTACCCCGGGCCGGTGTGGCAGCGCGAGGGCTACGCCAGCGAGCAGGACTATCTCGATGACGCCTACCGCAAGCTGTTCGGCACCGAGCCCCGGCCACTGCCGACCACCCGCACGCGGCAGATCGCGAGCCTGGAGCTACCCGGTGTTGCCCTGACGCTCGATCAACGCCAGGTGACTGCGACCGAGGGCCAAGCCGAGGTACTCGACGGCGGTGGCCAGATCAACAAGACCTGGATCTTTCAGGCCAGCCTTCGCCAGCCGCGCGTGATCGACGGCTTTCTGTGCAAGATCTTCGGGTTTCGGATTGGCCACAATGCTTCTCCTTCGTCGGTTGATAGCACTCCGACTGTAGGAGAAACGGCCGCGCCCGATGACGTGCTTCGGGCATCGTCGGGCGCGGCCATCCAGGGCGGTGACCGATGAGCACCGCGAAAGACCGCTCGATCGGCGATGAGCTGATACGCATCATCCGCGCCGAGATCCGCGCCTACGACGAACGCAAGGACGAGGCGGTGCGGTTGCGCCGGATCGCTGACGAGGCGGTCGCCGAGGCTGATCGGGTAGCCCAGGCTGCGCGCGACTCGAAGCCGCACACGATCGGCGCCGCTATCAGCGCCACGGTAGGCGCAGCGTTCGGCATTGGCGATACCAGCGCGCAGGCCATCGACGCACTCTTCGAGCGTCAGCAGAAGCCGCTTGTGGACTTCCCTATCGGTGGCCGCTCGATCGACCGCGCGGTGCGGCAAGCCGAGACCGTAGCCGAGGGCGGGAACGCCCGCGACGTGCTACTGCGCAATCAGCAGCAGTCCGCCGAGAAGTCAACCGCCTGGCAGCTGCGAGGCACCAACTTGCCACGTCGTCGATGGTGGCAGCGCCCAAAGGGCTAATCGTCATGTCTGACAACTGAATAGGAAAACCCCGACGGCGGGCTCGCTCGCCAAAGTTCACCCGCCGCCGGGGCCTCTACAACCAGCCTAAAGGAGGCCGGTCATGTCCCACCGTATCCAAGTCCCTGCCCAGCACGTCGGCGGTGTCCGCACCGCGATCATGCGACACGCAGCGTGGACGGTCTCATTCCTCGCCCTGATCTACGCGCTGACCATGCTCGCCGGGCATCAGTACGCGCAGTTCGCCGTCCTCATGACGCTCGTCCTCGCTGCGTCGGGCATTGATCTGCACCTACACCGCCGCGGCCGGTACCGCGACCGGTCGGCCGTGCTGCTGCTCATCGCCTTCGTGGCCATCGTCGTCACCGGCGTGCTCACGCAGGTGGGGGTGAGCGCGTGAACCTCACAAAGCTCTTCGGGTACCGGCGCCGCGTCCCAGAGTCGCGGAATGTGTTGCAGCTCAACAAGACTATCGACAAGACGAGCGCCGTCATGGACGAGTTCACCGCGACTGCCAAGGCTGCCGGGTTTGATCTGGGGTCCGATGCTGACGGTATCGAGCTGGCGCTGGTGGACTTCTTCACCGACCGCGATAGCCGCGACGAGTCCAGCGCTGTGATCAAGGCGGGTGCGTGATGGCCCTCATGCACTACACCAGCGCGCCGCTGGAATTCGACCCGGGCCGCACCTACGAGCAGGACGCACCAAGCGCATTTGGCAAGCCGGTCGGCTTCTGGGTGAGTGTGGTCGGTGAAGATGACTGGGCGACTTGGGTATCGGACAATATGGACTCGGCACGTCTGGCTCACGTCCAACGGGTGACACTCGCACCTGACGCGAACATTCTCCAACTAAACAACGCGTACGAACTGGACGTCTTCACCAAACACAATGCGGTAGAGACGGAATACGAACGGCGGTACGCACGGCCATTCAACAAGTGGCCGATCGACTGGCGGGCCGTCGCTGAGAACTACGACGGCATCATCATCGCCCCGTACACGTGGTCACGACGCATGAGTCTCGATTGGTACTACGGCTGGGACTGTGCGAGTGGGTGCATTTGGAACCTATGCGCAATCGCTGCTGTCGAACGCGAGGCGGTGTCGGCATGACGACCAGCCCGTACCCGCCCGATTCGGTGAACAACTACCCCGGCGACTACACCCCCGACGACAACGGCACTATGCCTGAGAACGTCGCGGAGCTTGCCAAGTATGTCGTGGGTCATCGAATCGTCAAGGCAGAGAACAGTCGAACGGTCAATCTCGGCCCATATGACGGCAAGCGCAACTGCTACAGCGAGTCGCTAACCGGCCTCGTGCTCACTCTCGATAACGGGCTTGAGGTGGTCATCGCGGACACGTGGGATTGCTGCGCGAGCACCACCCTGGAGAAGTTCCTGCTCCACCCAGAGCGTGTTGACCACATCATCACCGGGGTTGCGAGCACCGACGGATTCACCAAGTGGCACATCTTCGCCGACTTTGGCGACGTGATGGAGCTGGAGGTCAGCTGGTCGCCGGGTAACCCGTTCTACTACGGCTACGGCTTCGACATCGCGGTCGCACCGCTGGAGGGCGAGGTCGTCTCCGAGACGCCCGAATTGCCTGCAACAGCGCAACGCGCATCGGAGGCGGGCTGGTGACGCTACACAAGGTCACGATCTGCGACCACTGGCATTGGCTGCTATGGGACGGGAAGTTGACACACCTGCCCTGCCGTGCGGACGAGGACTACCAGGCGGGCGATTGCGTCGTCTTCGAGGGTCGCACGTGGCGCGAATGGAAGATCACCCACGTGCTCAACAACGCCTCTATGCCGGGCGTTGTTGATGGCTACGTGATTCTCTCGCTAGAGCATCCCGACAAGACCGAGCGTGAGCGCCAGTATCACCAGCGCTACGAGATTGTCGAGAGCCTACGTCGCTCTAATGCCGCACTGCGCGGAGTTATTACGCGTCTGCGCAATCAGCTGAGTGATGCGAATGCCAGACGGCAGGGGACGACCGAATGAGCGAGCCCACGCGCGACCCGCGCGAAGCGAAGCTGCCCCAGTGGGCACGAAAGCTGTTGGCCGATGAGCGATACCGCGCCAGCTGTGCCGAACGCAAGCTGGCCGAGCACGTTGCCAAAATCGAGAAGTCGCGAATCTGGTACGGGGACTACAACAATCCGATCTACATCCCCGACGACAACGGCTATCAGACCGTCTACTTCTCGCCCAACGGCGGCGAGGGCACGCTCCATCAGATCGGGGTAACGATCCGCGACGGGGCTATCGAGATTCAGGGCGGCGACACGCTGACCCTGGACCTGCAGTCGTCCAATTACTTTCGCGCTCGCCACCGGAGAAACCCATGACCGCCATGACGATCGATGTTGACGAGAGCTACGAGACCAACATGCGTGTCCTCAAGGGCATGCTCTACCGCCTCGTCGAGGCTGTCCGCGACACGGACCCCCATCAGGTGCATCGCGAGCTGGTCTCAATGTGGTTGCGCCACCCCGTCAAAGCCGCACAGCTGATGATGGCGCTCGCCATCGGATTCGACCCGGACACCGTGACAACCAAGATGCTCGACCAGCGCGCCGAGGAGATCGCGGGGGTGGCATCGTGATCGAGCCCGGGTCGCCCGAGTGGCTGAAAGTTATTACACCCTCCAAGGTTCCATCGATTCTGGGTATTTCACGCTGGAAATCGCAATTCACCTTGTGGCACGAAATGGCGGGAGTCATCGAGCCCGCACCGATCACCGCAGCCCGACAGGATGACTTCGACTACGGCCACGCGTGCGAGCTGGCAGCACGCGAGTACTGGAAGTTCAAGAATCCGGGCTGGCGGATCTCACAGGGTGAGGTGCAGTGCAGCAACGATGACCTACCGTTCGCCAACCTGGCCACGATCGACTTACGCGGTTCTCGGGGCAGCCTGCGCCGTGTCGTCGAGGTCAAGACCGCACGCGACCTCGGCGAATTCGGCGATGATGGCAGCGGCGAGCTGCCGCGCGACTACGCCGCACAGATCCTCGCGCAGATGTTGATCACCGGGTGGCACGAAACCGCCGACCTGGTGTGTTGGGCGCAGTACGGGAAGCCCCGCATCTACCACGTGGAGTGGAACCAAAAGGTAGCCGACGCCATTGCGGAAGCCTGCCTGCAGTGGGAGCGCTCAATCGCGAACGGATCTCGACCTGCGCTCGACAACACGGTCTCCACCTACGAGACCGTCAAGGCGCTCCATCCAGATATCGACGGCAGCACAACCGAACTGGATTCCGATCTGGCCATCGAGTACCTGGCGGCCGACCGCGAGGCCAAGGCCGCCGAGAAGCACGCACTCGGCCTTAAGACGCGAGTACTCGACGCGATGGGCAACAGCCAGCACGCAGTCGTCGGTGATCACAAGATCGCCCGCCGTCAACCGAACAAGTACGGCGTCTCGCTCGTACCGAACCCCAAGACAGACCCCCAATCCATCTCAACAAAGGAGATCGCGTGACCAACGAGATTCAAACTGTCGACTCCGCGCAGGTGGTTACCGCCACCGATACTGCGCTGGCCATCGCCGCCGACCAGACCGAGTTCAACCAGGCTCAGATAGCGGCACTCAAGCAGCTCGGCGTCGAGGATGCACCACGCGGCGACCTGGACGTGTTCTTCCACACCGCCAAGCGCACCGGCCTGGACCCATTCAGCAAGCAGATCTACATGATCGGCCGTAACACCAAGGTCGGCGGCTATGGGGGCGCACCGGAACGCTGGGAGACCAAGTACACCATCCAGACCGGCATTGAGGGCTACCGCGTCGTCGGGCACCGCATCGCGCGCCGCGAGGTCATCGGGCGCCCCTTCGCTCGGCGCCTGTTCTGCGGCCGTGATGGCGTCTGGCGGGATGTTCTGATCGAGAACGGCCCCCCGGTCGCCGCCAAAGCCGAAATCACCTGCGATGGCGTACTGGTGGGCGAAGCGGTCGTCAAGTTCGTCGAATACGCGCAGACCACCCGGGCGGGCGAGCTTGTCGGCCAGTGGCGCGACAAGCCAACCGTGATGATCGGCAAGTGCGCCGAGGCCGCCGCCTGGCGCGCCGCATTCCCCCAGGACTTCGCCGGGGTCTACGAGCCCGCCGAGTTCGACCGTCATCAGGTTATCGACGGCGAGGTCGAACCCGTCCGAGTCCGCGCCGAGCACGCCGACCGAGGCGTTCAGGGCGTCGCAGCCGCGCTGGGAATCAAGACGGAGACGGTCGACGCTCAGGCGCCCTTGCCCAGCGAGCCCACCCCGGAAGCGCCCGCCGTCGAACTGATCACCACGGCCCAGTCGCGCAAGCTGTACGCCCTACTACGAGAGCGCGGCCTGGAAGACAAAGACGCCGCCCTGGCGTGGATCTCGTCGGCACTGAGCAGGACCGACAGCCCCGTGGTCAGCACCAAGGATCTCACCAAGACCGAGGCCACCACCCTGATCGACATTCTCGAAAGCGACCGCGCGGAGGGTGCCGAATGATCACCATCGAGGCGGGCAAGCTCGCGAACCTCCTGACTGACCTACTCGATACCGCCGACGAGACCCGGGGTATCCACCTGGCAACACACCGGGCCGCGATCGGTGACGAGCCCGGGGAGACCGACGTACTTGCCGGGCTGTCCTCTACCGGATTCGTGCTCGGCCACACCTGGGCCGAGTGCATCGGTCAGGGCGAGTCAACGGTGTGGACGGTCGACGCGGCCGCGATCGTGGTCAGCATTTGCAAGACGCTGGCGGCCAAGGGAAGTAAAGACCAGCAAGTCACCGTCGACATCCTCACCTCGGTAGCTCCACCACCGGACGGGGAGCTGAAAGACAGCGAGCTTCCCGAGTGGGCCGTCACGGTCCGCGAGACCCCCGCCTTGTTCGATTCGGACACCGTATTCGAGTTCCACGCCCAGCACGCCAACGCATTTCCGGTCGAGACGTTCCGGCGGGTCTTCACCGACGACATGGAGCTGTCCGACCCGTCCTGGCGCGATCTGATGCTCAGCGTATGGAATCCGCATGTTCTGTCACCGCTATTGAAGATCGCCAAACGGCACAGCACGCCCCGACACGTCGAGTCAATCCGGCTCTACCGCAAGCCCGATCGCGCGGTCCAGCGCGTCGAGATCGGCGATTCATGGATCGGTGCAGTGATGCCCATCAAGCCCGTCGATCGGTCGGACCTGCCAGGCATCGACGCACTACTACCCGAGCAGGTGAACGCATGACGCGGCAACTCATCGTCGTAGACCTGGAAACAACCGGCCTCGGCCCGCAGTGCGCGCCGATCGAGGTTGCGGCCATCAACGTCGACACCGGAGAAACACTCGAATTCGTGCCGTACGTCGACCTGTCCAGGGTCTCGATCGAGCCCCAGGCCTTCGCCATCAACCGCTATTTCGAACGCGGTGTGTATGACGCAATGCTCAATCCCGACGACACCATCACAGCGTGGAGCGACCTCGCCGACATCCTGAGCGGCAACACCTTTGCCGGATCGAACCCGACATTCGACGCAGCCATGGTCGCACGCAAGGTTGGCACGCACTGGCACTACCGCCTGGCCGACCTCGCCGCCTATGCTGCCCCGGCTCTCGGGCGCGACCCGTCCGAGCTGCCGGGACTGGCCGACGTGCTCGCCGCCCTCAAGATCGAGAACCGTTGCCCACATTCGGCACTCGGCGATGCCGAGGCCACCGCCAAAGCATTCGTGAAGCTGCGCGACATCTACGCAGAACAGCGGGAGTCCGCGCGATGACCGCCCCGTCCATCTCCCGTCGCTACATCGACGCCACCCCCGTGCGCGAGCACCTGGAGAAGCTGCAGTCGATCGGCTGGACCATCAACGCCATCGCGGCCGCCAATGGCCACCCGGGAAAGCTCGTCACCACTCTGCGCCAGATCCTTCGCGGCCAACAAACCTGTGCCCCATCCACCCGCGACTACGTGATGTGGATGGACCCCGAACTGCCTCCCGAGACCGGAAAACCGTTCGTACTCAAATGGTCCGAATACGTGTACATCGGCGTACCCGACCATGCGGCTGCGCGCGAAATGGGCATCACCTACAACTCCATGTCAGAACAGCTACGGCGCAACGGTTTCCAGCCATCTGCGCTGCTTTATGAGCTCGCCCGCGAGGAACGTGAGAAAGCCAAGGCGGCCGCATGACGCTGACCGAAGATCAACGCTGGCTATTGCGGATGGTCGGCGGGTGGGAAATGCGCGACTGCCTCGTCGGTCCCGCAGGTGTCACCCGCTTGATGCAATCCTGCTACGGCGGCACCCGCCTGCCTACAGACGGATACCCGTCTCACCTCAAGGGATTTGAGTGCGGGCAGGGCAAGATCGTATCGAGGGGCATCCCCGTCGTCACCGTGACCACCGCGCAGCTGAACAAGTACGCACGCTCCCTGCCGGTCGATCTTGTCGCCGAGATGCGCGAGTGCGCCATCGCCGCACAGCGCAACAACCTACGTCGCCACCAGTTCTGCCACTGCGGGAACGAACCGTGCGGGTACGCGTACATGGGCGATCGTATCTGCCCGCCGACCGAGCAGCAGGAAGCCGACGCCAATGCCGAGTTCTGGCGCTGCCAGGACTGGACCGACGACCTGCTCGACCGCGCACTCGGGTTCACCACCGAGGACGAGCCGGTCGGGCAGCTGGAGCTGTTCGGAGTCGGCGCATGATCACGCCCTACTACCAAGACGAATCGGTCAGCCTGCACCACGGCGACTGTCTCGACGTGCTGCGCGCCGACGACTACGGATACGACTGGAACCTCGGCTACCGATCAGCGCGGATGTTCCCCGACAACAGCGTCGACGCGGTGATCACTGACCCGCCCTACGGCATCGCGTTCATGGGCAAGGCCTGGGACCAACCCGGCGAATTCGGGTCACAATGCAAGAACGGGACACCGGCCGTCACCCGCCGCGCGCGCCCGAACCGTGACAGCAACAGCGGTGCCATGGAGGCCGGCCGCTACGACCTCTCGCCGGCGGCAATGCTCAACTTTCAGCGCTGGTGCACCGCCTGGGCCACCGAATGCCTGCGCATCCTCAAGCCCGGCGGTCACCTGCTGGCGTTCGGCGGCTCGCGCACCTGGCATCGGCTGGCAGCCGCGATCGAGGACGCGGGTTTCGAGATCCGCGACAGCATCGCATGGTTATACGGCTCCGGGTTTCCGAAGTCGATGGACGTGTCCAAGGCAATCGCATCCACGGAGCTAGGGTACGGCGGGAACTCGGTCGCGCAGCGCAAGGCGACGATGGGCGACAACTACGTCCAGTCGGGGCGGCAAGGCAACCGTGACGGTGCTGGCCGCCGCGATACCGGGCTGGCCGAGCACACACTCGAACTGACCGAGAGCGCGCAGGCATGGCAGGGCTGGGGTACCGCGCTCAAGCCCTCATTCGAGCCCATCGTCGTCGCACGTAAACCGTTGGCGGGCACTGTCGCCGCGAACGTACTCGAGTACGGCACCGGGGCACTGAACATCGACGCCTGTCGGATACCCACCGGGGACAAACTCGGCGGCGGCTCAACGACGCGCGGCCAGCGGATGAAAGACGGCTGGCACCGGCCCTGGATGGACGACCCCGACATGGTGGCGGCGAACGCCGAGCGAAGTCGTGCATCGGTGGCTAGATCCGAAGAATTGGGCCGTTGGCCGACCAACGTCGTCCTCGATGAGCGACAGGCCGAAGCTCTCGACAGGCAGACAGGCGTCTTGCACTCGGGAACCATGCGTGCTGGCACCAATCGTCAGCCGCGAGCGGGCGGCACGATCTACGGCGCTGACACCCGCACGTTCGCGCCCGCCGACACCTACGGCGACAGCGGCGGCGCTTCGCGGTTCTTCCCCGTGTTCCGCTACGAGGCCAAGGCCCCAACATCGGAGCGGCCCAACGCCGATGGTATGCAGCATCCCACGGTCAAGCCGCTGGAGCTGATGCGAACGTCAACGGACAGCCCGCCTACGGCACCGGCAGCCGCGTCGTGCTGACCGTGGCGCACCTGAATCACACCCCCGAGGACTGCCGGGATGAGAACCTGCGCGCCATGTGCCAGGGCTGCCACCTGCACTACGACCTAGAGCACCACGCACAGACGCGCCAGCGGGCACGCACGGCGGCTCTTGAGGCGCAAATGAATCCACTATTCGAGGTGACGCAATGAGAACCATCCTCGCCGATGACGACGGCCCGCCCCACCCTGGCCACACAACGTCCGATCACTACCTGCTCAAGTCCGGTCACCAGGTCCGGGTACTCAACGACACGGGCGACGATCGAGTTGAGATCACCACCAGCACCACGTATTGCCTGCTTACGTACACCGAGGCTGTCCGCGTCGGATGGTCACTCATCGTCGCCGGGATCAGAGGGTGGCGTCGTCGTGCCTGAACGAATCCAGCGCAAGCGCACCCGTTACCTGGGGCATCTTGAGATCTATTGCCCCGGTACCGGGAAGCCACCCGCCGCGGGGGCGCGTGCAGCGAGCTTCCGACCCCGGGGGATCTGTTCAATGTGCGGCTACGAGTACGCGCTCAAGACGGACGGATGCCTGCGGGCGCATGGCCGATATCCGGTGCAAATCACCTACACGACCACGAAAGAGGATTCATGAAGGCCGTTCTGCTCTCGTCGACGTACTACCTCGATGAGGCCGTGCAGCAGCTCAGCCCCAACGCTGAGCGCATGCTCACGAGAGCACTCGCCTTCTGCGGCAACGTCGAATCATCCGGCTACATCTCCGAGCTCAACATCACGATGCTTGGGCTACCCAACCCCAAGAAACTCGCCCGTGAGTTGGTAGACGCGGAGATCCTTGTTCCACGCCCGAACGGCGGGTGGGACTTTCGCACATGGGACGTGTGGAACTCGGCCGGGGACGCACTCGTGGCGCGTCGCAAGGCCGACCGAGATCGGCAGGCGCGGCTACGGCAAGAGAAGAAATCACGTGACGCGTCACGTGAGATGTCACGTGACGTCACGCCCCCTAATAGAACAGAACAGAAGAGAACTACTGGTTACGTTGAGAGTGCTACTCCCGACTCGACCGAGCGCGAGCCGCGCAGCGCACCCGTGACGCCGCTGGCCAATCGCCTGGTCTCCCAGATCATCCCTTCCGAACACCCGCCGGCCACCCTCACCGAACTGCGCTTGCAGACATCCGCCCTGCTCAAAGCCGGTCAACCCGAGGCGCTGGTGGCCCAAGCACTCGAACTCTGGACCACCAAGGCGCTGCACCCCAAGACTCTGCCCAGTCTGGTATCCGAGCTGATCAACGGCCGAAATCAGCCCAACCGCAACACGTCCGAGCACGCCCAGGCGCCGCCCGCTGCGCGCAAGGTCGGCATCGGTCTCGACCTCGCACGCGAATTCGCCAACCAGCCCGAACCACCCGCATTGGAGGCATGATGACCACCCGGAACTACCCCCAGATCGCCGCGCTGGTGCTCACGAAATGCGCCGCCTACGACCCGTATCTGACCGCTCCGACCAAGGAAACCTGCCTTGCATGGGCTGAGCAATTCGAGCTGTACGGGCTCGATCTCGACGACCTGACCAAGGCCGTCACGAAGGTCTACAGCGAGCACGGATCGGGCTATCGGCCACTGCCCAAGGACATCACCGACGCCGCCCGGGCCATCCGGCGCGAGCGCACCGAACGCGAGTCCAGTGAGCAGCGCGAAGCGCGCGAGGACCGGCTCGACGCGCGACCTGGGCTCGTCGACCACCGCCGCGAGATCACCCAATTCGCCAACACGTTCGGAGCCATCCAGTGAGCGACATCGTTGACGCCGAGGTCTACTGCGGGAGCGCCCACCCCGACGGCGAATGCAGCCTGCCCGACGGCCACAAGGGGCACCACGAGAACCTGTACGCCCGATGGCCGGCCGATTGGGGCTGGTGCATCGGTGGCGACGAGGGAATGCCCACCACTGAGATTCAGTACGGCATCGAGCCGAGCCCCGGCGACTGCGCGCGGTTCCACACCGACGAGCTCGTGAGCGCGATCGAGGAAGTGTCCAACTACCGCGAGGGCGCCCTGATCATCACGCGCACGGTCACCTACGGACCGTGGCGCTACGTCACCCCCGAGGAAATGCAGGCCGCAGAATGAGCGAGCATCCCCGCCAGTACGTGCCCCGACGTCCGCGCCCATGTGCCTCGCGCGGCCCCGTGGTCGCCGCCTACGCCGACAAGATCGATTACCCGTGCCAGAACTGCGGCGCCGAGCCCAACAGCTGGTGCAAGACTCCTGAGGGCCGCGACCAGATCGCCCCGTGCTGGAACCGAGGCGCCAAGGTTGGTGCGCGATGAGCACCCTGTGGATGTTGCGCCAGATGGGTTTTCGGCCCTGGATCGCATGGCAGCTGGTGTGTCTAGCCGCCCGCATCCACAACCCGCAATGGGTCGAACACATCACCATCACCACCCCCGACGGCAGCGCATGCAGCATCGAGATCATCGGCGACGAGTACGGCAGCGGGATATCGGCGACCACCGGCATCGGCTGGTGCGACCAGCGCGACGGCACCGAGGCTGCCGACATCGGGGGCGGCGTGCAGCTGCATCACCACTGGCCCGAGCGAATCGAGGATGTCCGATGAGCGCCGCCGGCAAGATCCCGAAACTGGCCAACCCCAGTTCCCCCGCGGTCCTGGCCGCACTGCGCATCCCATGCCCGACATGCAAAGCCGCGCCCCAACAACGCTGCCGGGGCCTGAACTACCGCATCGTCCACTTCGCCCGCTGCACATTCAAGGAGATCCCGTGACCATCGTCCTCGGTATCGATCCGAGCCTACGTAGCACTGGCCTTGCCGTGCTGACCGATGGCCAGCCGACGGCACTGCACTCGATCGGCTACGGCGGCCACGACGGCGATTCGTACGCAACTCGCAGCCGGCGTGTGCGCGCCGTGTGCCGAGCGGTGATCGAATGGGCGCTACGCGACGGCCCGCCGGATCTCGCCGTCATTGAGGGCCCCGCCTACGGCCAATTCCTACCCTCGACGTTCGACCGCAGCGGGCTATGGCACGGGCTATTCGGCGCGCTGGACGCCAAAAAGGTTCCCGTCGCGGTAGTTCCCCCGCAGACCCGCGCCAAGTGGGCCACAGGCAACGGCAGGGCCGAGAAAGGCGAAGTACTGCTCAACGTCCGCGAATGGTTCGGTCCCCGCGTCAAGGTAGTCAACCACGACATCGCCGACGCCGCGGTGCTCGCGCTCATGGGCGCGTTCCGGCTCGGCGAAGCAATGCCGTTCACCGTAAAACCGCGGCACTACGCGGGATTGGATGCAGCGGCATGGCCGAAGTGAATCCGGGGCAGTGGTTCAACGACATTGTCAACGAAGACCAGAAGCATCGCCGCGACCTGCGAGAGCGGGCGCTGTATTCCGCCACCCTGCTGCATTGCGACACCGGCGACGCGATGGCGATATTTGATCGTGAAGGCGCTGCCAACGACGTACTCGCCACCGCACAGCAGTTCTATGACTGGATCACTGGGGAGATCGAGTGACCAAGTGCCGCAAGTGCTCCCAGAAGTGCGATCTATTCCTGTGCAACGACTGCATCGACCAGCTACAGGAACACCTCACCGAGATCGCCTGGCTGATAGGCGAACTGGAGATCACACTCACCGGCCAAGACGTGCTCACCACCGGCTCGGTAGGGCAGTCCAGCGAGGAACCCAGCCCGATTCGGTTCGATTCGCAGGGCAACCCGAACACCATCGGCGACCAAACGCGCAACGCCGTCACCACATGGGTACGTGACCTCTGCGAGACCCGGCGTATCGCATTCGAGCCGGTGCGCGTCGTCCCGCTGGACTTCATCGGACCACTACCCGATGACCGCTGGCGGCGCCTACCGAGGCGGTACCAGCCCACCGCGGCCGACGCCGCCGAATGGCTCGCCGAGCACGTGCACACCATCGCCGCAGACCCCGGCGCCGCGCGGTGCTTCAAGGAAATGGCAGACCTGCGCGCCAATGCCCTGCGCATGATCAACCGGCCAGACCGTCACTTCGCCGGCCCCTGCCCCACCATCAAGGCGTACTCGCGCACCGGCAAGCCCATCGAATGCGGCAAGCTCCTGTACGCGGCCACCGACGAGCGCAGCATTACCTGCCCGGCGTGCAAGCAACCGGTCGACGTGCAGCGCAACCGTCAACGCGCATGGCGCGAGGGCGACAGGCTCACCGAGCGCATCTTGCTCAAGCGGCTCAAGGACATCGAGGAACCGGTCTCCGAGCGCCAGCTCTACCGATGGCTCCGACAGCGCAAACTTGCCCCCGTCGGCTGGCTACACAAGGGCGTGTTCGTCGAGCACTACATCATGCGCGGAGACCCGCGGGTGTTCAGTCTGCGCGCGGTAAGGCAGCTGCGGGCCGCAGAGCTCAAGGCCGGGCGGGCCGAGGTGGAACAGGCCGCCCCAGAACCGGCTCATGACGAGCCGGAAGCGGACCGCACGGCACCGAAACCGGAACAAGCAGAGCGTGAGGCGTATCGGCACGCATCCCGCACCTACGGGCAATCGGAACCGGCCGCCGAGGCGGAACACGAGCCCGCCGAAGCGGATCAAAATGTCCCGGCGACGAATCTCTCCGAAAGCTCCGCAGTCTGTAACCTGCGCGAATATGCTCCGCGTGCATGATCACCATTCGCGACGGATCGACTCTCATCTTTGCAGCCGAAGAGGCCCCAGACACGACGAGCGCAGTGGCCCACTTGCAGTTTCTTGCGGTCCGAATGTTCCGGCAAGGCAAGGGGTTTCCAGTGACCTTCTTCGGACTCCCCTCGGACCCGGGCAGCCCGCCCAGTGTGCAGGCGACATACTGGTTTCATCCGGGCATGACGCTGGCGTTTGACTATGGGACCTCAGAGGAAGTGACCATCGACGAGGAAGTCTTAGCCACCGACATGAAGGCGGCCACGAATAGCCCCCTCGGCATCCCCATCTCTAAGATCTCAGTCCCGTTCCCCGTCGTCACCAAATGGTGAGACTCAGCTCCGCTGTCGGTGGCCAGTAGTACAACTGGCAGATGGCACGCCCACCGCGCGATCGGTACCCCAATGCGTGCGTCGGTGACCTTGTTGAAACCGCCACGGGCTGGGCCGTCGTCGGCCCTCTCTACTGCCCGAACTGGCACAGCGCCGAAGAGCCCGGCTGGAAACACTCAACCGCAACATGCGCATGCAAGACACGGCACTACACCTGGACATGCCACTGCGGCGCCACCACCTACGCACCCAAGCTCGGACCCCAATGCCAGATCCGAGGTGGTGGCGAAGGCGTCATGCCACCCGACCACAGCCGAGTATGACGACACACTCGCCACGCGTGCCCCGCACGTTACTTGCGTAACACGTCCTGACCTGCGACGATTGGAACTGTCGCAAGTAAACCCTGCCCAAAAAACCCCGGCCTAGCTGGGGTTTTGTCATATCCGGGGAGGCGACTTCATGCCCAGTGCACCACCGCGCGTGTGCGCTCGCTGCCACAAGCCTGCACCTAAGGGCCGGCCCTGCTCGTGTCGTCCAGCATGGGAAGGCTCCACCCATGACAGCGGCAATGATCGGCGCTGGCAGGGCGTGCGTGATGCCTACCTGGCCACACACCCGCTGTGCGAGCATCCGGGCTGCCCGCGGCTGGCCGACGACGTAGACCACGTGACGCCGCTGGCTGAGGGCGGTGCCAAGTACGATCCGCGCAACTTCATGTCCCTGTGCGAGGACCACCACAAGGCCAAGACCAACGCCGACGCGCTGCGTGGCAAACATCGTCTGCGGACAGCAAATTCGTACGCAAAGAGGCGTGCATAAATATTCAGAGGTTTATGCATGGCGAATAGTCCCCTTGGATGCATATTCGCAGGTCAGAGGGGGTATAGGGGTGAATATCGCTCCGACCAGCACATATGCGACTCGCCGCGGTAGGCGAAGATTTTTCTGCACAACATTCATGCAAGGGGGGGTAATTATGCATAAACCCCATGGCGCGCCAGCAAATGGCCTCCCTGTACAGCAAATAGGTGGTGAGTGATGCCCGCGCAGCAGCCAGCGAAACTGCTCTTGCTCAATGGTCGCGGTGAGGGCCAGGACAGTGCAGGTCGGCCGGTTGCGCAGCCCCCGGCATTCAAGCGCCTGGCCCCGAATCCGCCAACCTGGCTCTCTGCTGAGGCAAAGGCCGAGTGGAAGCGCGTTGCCCCTGGTCTGGTGCGTCTTGACCTGATCAAACCGGAGGACCGCGCGACGTTGGCCGCGTACTGCGAGACGTGGGCGCGGTTCGTCGCGGCGACCAGGGATGTGAACGCCAACGGGATCACGGTGCGCAACGAGTCGACCCGCAAGGACGGCAGCACGTCGGTGTGGTGGACGAAGAACCCCGCGGTGGCGGTGGCCGAGCAGGCGTCGTCGCGGTTGCTGCAATTCGCCAACCACTTCGGTTTGACGCCGGCCGCTGAGCGCAACGTGTCCAAGCGAGACGACGATCGTGGCGAGTTCGAGGCGAACCCGTTCGCGGGTGCAGCCGACGACGACTGATAGCCCTTGGGCTGACGCTGATCTCGATGCGCTCAAGCTCAGCCCCGAGGTGGCGTGGTATCTCGAGTCACGCGGCTATCCGGTCCCTGACTGCCCGCCACTGATCAAGACACCGGAGCCCCGGGAGGTTCCGGGGGCGCGGTTCGATCCTGAGCGCGCTGACAAGGTAGTTGCTGCGTTCCGGCAGTTGCGGCACACCAAGGGTAGATTCGCTGGTCAGCGCTTCGATCCTGACGTGTGGCAGGTGGCGTACATGATCGCCCCGGTTGCTGGCTGGGTGCATCGCTCTGTCGATTCGGGCGCCTGGGTGCGGATCATCACGCAGGCGTATTTCGATATGCCGCGCAAGAACGGCAAGAGCACGACCGCGGCCGGGTGGGGCATCTACCTGACGGCGGCCGACGGCGAGTTCGGCGCGCAGGTGCTCGCCGCGGCGACGACCAAGGAACAGGCCGGGTTCGTGTTCGAACCGATTCGGCAGATCGTCAACAAGTCGCCCGGCTTGAAACGGCATCTACGGGCGCTGCAAGCGAAGATCACCCATGCGGCGTCGGGCTCGTACTTCAAGCCGATCGCCAACGCCGGTGATGCGCAGCACGGCGCCGACATTCACGGCGCGATCATCGACGAGCTGCACCTGCACAAAGACATGGTGCTGATCGAGGCGCTGGAGACCGGCACCGGCTCTCGTGAGCAGCCGCTCATCATCTACATCACGACCGCCGACGCCGGGCGCCGGCACACGCCGTACGACGAGAAGCGCTCCCTGATCGAGAAACTGGCCCGCGGGGTGCTCAAGCGGCCAAGCACCTACGGGGTGGTGTTCGCCGCCGAGAAGCCCGAATACGAAAATGGCAAGCTCATCAAGGGCGATGACCCATTCGCCGAATCGACGTGGCGCAAGTCCAATCCGGGCTACGGAATTAGCCCGACGAAGCGGTACATGCTCGAGGCTGCGGAGAAGGCCAAGGACTCGCCTGCTGAGCTGGCGCGGTTTCTGCGGCTGCACTTGGGTGTTCGGACCAAGCAGGAGACCCGGTATTTCGAGGTCGAGGACTGGGACGCCAACGCCTCGATCGTGGACCTTTCCCGGCTGGCCGGCCGCCAGTGCTACGGCGGGCTGGACTTGGGCTCGACATCGGACCTGACGGCGCTGGTGTGGGTGTTCCCCACCGAGGACGGCGCTTTCGAGGTACTGGCCCGGCATTGGGCGCCAGAGGATTCCATTCCGGCGCTCGATGAGCGCACCGCGAACGCGGCATCGACGTGGGTCAAACAGGGCTGGCTGACGACTACCCCGGGCAACGTCACCGATTACGACTTCATCGAGGCGCAGATCAGCCGGGACCGTGACGAGTTCCTGGTGCAGGAATGCGCCTACGACCGCTGGAACGCCAACCAGCTGATCAACAACCTGACCAGCGACGGCGCCCCCATGCTCACCATGGGCCAGGGCTTCGCCTCGATGAGCGCGCCGACCAAGGATCTACAGCGGTTGATCCGCATCGGCGCCCGCACCGACGAGAACGGTTTACCAATCAAGCCGATGATCCGTCACGGCGGCAATCCGCTGTTGCGCTGGGAGATTGACAACTTCGCGGTAGCCATGGACCCCGCGGGAAATGTGAAGCCGGATAAGGCCAATGCCGGCGACAAGATCGACGGCGTGGTGGGGCTGATCATGGCGCTTTCGCGGGCGCTGGCCGCCAAGGAATCCGAGACGAGGAGTGCATATGCAGACAACGACTTTGTCGCACTGTGAGGCTGACCGGTGGGTCTAGCCTCATGGCTCGGGTTCGCGCCCAAGCCTTCTCAGATTCCAAGCATGCCAGCGCGGCCGACGTACGAGCTGATTCCCGAGGGCATGAGCTTGGACGAGTACTTGACCAGCATCATGCACCAGCCCGTCGAGAAGCTGTGGCGCGAGCAGCCGCACTTGCGCACCCTGGTCGGATTCGTCTCACGCAACATCGCACAACTGGGCATCCACGTCTTCGAGCGCGACGCCGAGGACGGACGCAACCGAGTCCGTGACAGCCCGCTCGCCGAGCTGCTACGCGATCCCAACGACGATATGACTCAGTTCGAGCTGATCGAGGCCACCGTTGCCTCGAGGATGCTCTACGACGAAACGTATTGGTACGTCGGCCGCGACAACAACGCACCGACCGGTTGGGTTATCCGGCACATCCCGACGACATGGGTCATCGGCACCGTCGGGCAGACGGCATTCAACGTCGCCAAGTACAAGGTGGCGATCCCGGGGACATCTGGGCAGTGGACCGAGATCGACGCCTCGGACATGATCGTGTTCCGCGGCTGGAACCCGGTCGACCCGAGGTCTGGTGTTTCGCCGGTTCATTCGCTGAAAGCGATTCTGGCCGAACAGATTCATGGCCAGGTGTTCCGTGACCAGATGTGGAAGCGCGGCGGCCGGGTCGGCTCGTATCTGACGCGCCCCGCGACGGCGCCGAGCTGGAAGGATGCGGGCCCCGACGGTACTTCGCCCCGCAGTCGATTCATTGAGCAGTGGAAGAACTCGTACGCCGGTGACAACGCATCCAACGCCGGAGGGACGCCGCTGCTTGAGGACGGCATGGAACTCAAGGCAATCGCGTTCAACGCCAAGGAAAACCAGTGGGCCGAGGGCGTGAAACTCTCACTGGAAACCTGCGCGCAGGTCTATTTCGTCAACCCCACGATGGTGGGCATTCTCGACAACGCGAACTACGCGAACGTGCGCGAGTTTCGCAAGGCGCTGTACGGAGACAACCTCGGTCCCGAGATCGAGCGGACGGTGCAGCGCATCAACAAGAAGCTGGTGCCGAAGCTGGCCGACCCACGAAACGTGTACTGCGAGTTCAATCTACAGACGAAGCTGGCCGGCTCGTTTGAAGAACAGGGCGACATGTTGCAGAAGGCCATCGGTGGCCCGTACATGACGCGCAACGAAGGGCGCGCACGACTGAACATGCCGCGCATCGACGGCGGCGACGAGCTGATCGTCCCGCTGAACGTCACCGCCAACGGTGATCAGAACCCGGTACCCGCAGGCAACGAGCCAACCGACCCGACCGAGGGAGATAAGAGCAATGGCCGCCACACCAACGGACACGATCTGCATGTCCACTTCTGACGAGCTCGCCGCGAAGCTCGGCCCGCACGCCGACGCCGGCACCAAGGCCGTGGTCGTGAAGTTCAAGACCGACGGTCTAGAAGAGGGCGAATTCATCGGATATGCCAGTGTTTTCGGCAACAAGGACAGCTACGGCGATGTGGTGCAGCCAGGCGCGTTCACGAACACGCTGGCCGAATGGAAGGCCAAGGGTGTCCCGATCCCGCTGCTATGGGGCCACAACACCGCCGACCCCGATTTCAATCTCGGCGAGATCATCGAGGCCACCGAGGATGACCGCGGGCTCAAGGTTCATGGTCGGCTCGACATGGAATCGCCCAAGTCGGCGCAGACCTATCGGCTACTCAAGTCGGGCCGGGTCAATCAGATGTCATTCGCCTATCGCGTCGTCGACGGGGCGTATATCCAGCCAGAGGGCGAGGACAAGACCTGGCGGGATGCCTACTACGAGCTGCGTGAACTCGAACTCTACGAGGTGTCCATCGTGCCGATCGGGGCCAATCAGGAGACCGAGATCCTGGCGGTCAAGGCGGCCACCAGTGCCATGGCGGCCAAGGCCGGGCGCGTGCTGTCGGCCAAGAACGGACAGGCGCTGCGCGGTGCGCTTGCTCAGGCCGAAGAGATCGTGACCGCGCTCAAAAGTGTGCTGCCGGAAGAGGGTTCGGCAGACGAAGAAGACCAGGACCAGACCAGCGGTGAGGAACCGCCCGCCGGGGAGCCGAAGGCTTCGCCGGATGTGGCCACGCCGGACCCGTCCGTCTACCTGGCGCTGTTAGCAATCAACGAAGCCTGAAAGGGGCAAATGGGATGAATCCCAAGGAAAAGCTCGCAGCGCTGATCAAGGCGGCGCGCGAGGTGGCCGAGAAGGCCAAGAGCGAGAACCGGGCACTGACACCGGAAGAGCAGACCGACCTCGACGGCAAGATGGGCGAGATCGACCAGCTCAAGTCCGACATCGCCGCCGGCGAGAAGTCGGCCGCGACGCTGGCCGCGCTCGACCGGATGGCCGGCGAGATCCCGGGCGACGTTCAGTCATCCGGCGAAGGGCGCGCGGCGAAGTCCCTCGGCGAGCACTTCGTCAAGCACGCGCACGCGGGAATGCTCGAAAAGAAGGGCCAGTCCAACGTCACCGTCGGTGCGCCCGAGTTCATTGCCTCGAAAGCGGCCACCGACAACCACGTGGTGGGCGGCTGGACGGACGGCATGCCGTATCTGACGGATTTCGACCAGACCGTCGTGCAGGCACCGCGTGTTCGCCTCACGATCGACGACCTGCTGGCGCAGGGCCCGATCTCCGGCAACGCCATCAGCTACCTGGTGGAAGGTGCGCTCGAGGGCGGATTCGCAACCGTGGCCGAGGGTGGAGCGAAGCCGCAGATGCACTTCGTGAACCCCACGCAGAAGACCGACGCGCTCAAGAAGATCGCCGGCTTCATCACGCTCACCGACGAGTTCCTGGAAGACGCCGATTTCCTGAAGACGGAAATCGACACCCGGTTGCTCTATGAGCTTGCCTACATCCAGGAGCAGCAGCTACTCAACGGTGACGGCACCGGTCAGAACCTGCTCGGCGTGCTGAACCGCTCGGGTCTGCAGACCGAGGCATCGGCCGGGCCCGGCGACAACTTCGACGCGGTGTTCCGCGCCATGACGAAGGTCGAAACCAACGCGCAGCTGCCGGTGGATGGTCTGGTGATTCACCCGAACGACTACCAGCGTTTCCGTCTTACCAAGGACGGCAACCAGCAGTACTACGGTGGCGGCCCGTTCGCCGGGCAGTACGCCAACGACGGCCTGGTGCTGCAGCCTCCGCTGTGGGCACAGAAGACCGTCGTCACGCCGGCCATCGCCGAGGGCACTGTGGCGGTCGGTTCGTGGAAGCTGGCGGCGACGGCCTACCGCAAGGGCGGCGTCCGCGTCGAGTCGGCAACCCAGCACGCTTCGAATTTCACCAGCAACCTGGTGACGATCCGTGCCGAGGTGCGTCGCGCACTGGCGGTTCGCAAGCCGCTGGGATTCTGCAAGGTCGCCCTGGACTGGACCCCCTAGTCCGCTTCTCTGATAACCGGTGCGGCGCCGTGGATTACATATCGCGGCGCCGCAACAGTTTCCCGAATCATCAATGATCATCCGAAGGAGAAAGTGATGAAGGAATACACACTGACCACGCGGCACGGCGAGACGACCGTGCAGCTGTCCGACGAAGACGCCGAGGCGTACGGCGATCGCGTCAAGCCCGTCAGCGCGAAGTCCAAGCGCGCGGCGAGCAAGGGGGCCAACCCCGAGAGCAAGACGACGCCGCCGCAGAATGAGGGCGCCGGATCGCCCGCGCCGAGCGCGTAGGTTCGATGCCCGAACTCACACCCGCCGATGTCGAGCAGTACACGCGAAAGCGGCTCGACAAGACGGACGCTGAGACCGAGCGGCTGCTGGCCGCAGGACTGGCCACGGTGCGGCAGTTCTGCGGCTGGCACGTCACCCCGGTTAAGACCGGGCACGAGGTCGAGTTGGACGGGCCCGGCGGGCGCCTGCTGGCCCTTCCCACCCTCAGACTCGTCACACTGACTGAGGTCACCGAAGACGGTAAGACGCTGGATGTTTCGGGCCTGTACGTGTCCAAGCGCGGGCTAGTACGCAAGAAGAGCGGTGGCTTTTGGTCGCCGCATTACGGCGCGATCACCGTGACCATGGACCACGGCATTGAGGACGCGGACGCGTTCAATGCGGCGGTGCTCTCATTCATTGATCGCATGTCGAAAGCCCCGACAGGCGGCGATCCGATAGCGGTGGGGCCATTCCGCTGGGCCGAGCAGAAAACCGTTTCAAGGTCGGCATTCTCCGCTACGGAGCTGGCGATCCTGGAGCAATACCGCCTGGAGAGTCCGGCGTGAGCGAGCAGGTGATCCGCCACCGCGGCGCCGGCCGCGACGAGAACGGTCAGCTGACCCAGGCAACCGACACCGCCCTGACGGCTATCGCCGTGGCACCCGGCAGCGGCTCGCAGACCGGGCAGGGACACCGCCAAGAGCGGGCGCGCAGCGGCGAAGACATCGCGTGCACGGTCTACTTCAACCCCGGTACCGACCTGATCAACAGCGACGAGCTGACGGTGCGCGGCAAGCGCTATCCGATCATCGTCAACGACTGGATGCTCTCGGGGCGTGGTGGCCTGGAGGTGCTGTGCTCCCGGGGGCAAGGCTGATGGCGTTCGAACTCGACCGCGACGGCGGCGCCGAAGTGCTCAAGGAGCTTTCCGCTGCTGCGATCAAGGATCTGGCAGGCCAGATTGCCGACCAGATCGGCCAGGGCGCCAAGGTCAAGATCTACACCACCGACCGCGCCGCGGCTACGGTGAGTGTGCCGGCCGAGATGCAGGCCAAGGATGGCGTGCTCACTCGTGCCGCCGTGGCGGCCGGGCTGGAGGTGCGGCCCAAACCCGCCACCGAGACGCGCAATCGCGGCAAGAGCCGCAAGGCACGGCCAGAGGCGACACCCGCGCAGGCGAAGGCCTCCGGCGACGCAAACGAGGCGTGGGTGGCTGCGCGGCGGGCACAACGCAAGGCGGGCCGGTGACGCTGCCTGCGGTGCGAGAGCCCGTCGACGTTGCGCGGCTGATCAAGGACTGGCTCAAGGCCGATTTGACGGCCCGGTTCCCTGAGCTGTCGGTGCGTCTGGAGCTTCCGGCCAATTGGGCGCTCGGGTCTCCCCCGGTGCTGCTGGTCGCCGATGACGGCGGCACGCTGGACATGTGGCCGGCGGCAACCGACCCCACCATTCGCGTCACGTCATGGACATCGGGCCGCGAGACGAAGTACACCTACGCCGCGATGCCCCGCTTGCTCACCACCCGGATTCCCGGCCTCGCCGCGATCCTGCCCGGCACCGCGTTCCTCGAGGCGCGCGACTCCAAGACCGGCGGTGACCTGATCTCGTTCACCGTGCGCACCCGAGCGCGCACCCGATAACCGCGCAGAACGCGCACCGATCAACCCCGTCAAATCTGGCGGGGTTTCTTGTTGGCCCGCAAGGGCTCTGGAGCCCTTGAAGGAGGGAAACCATGGCAATAAACCCCGACGCCACACTGATCCCGGACCAAGCCGAAGTGTGGATTGTGCTCAAGTCTGCCGTGACTGACATCGCGTCCATGATCCCCGAGACCGCGACTATCGCAGCCGAAGCGCTCGAGGCGATGGGCTGGGAGGAAGTCGGCATTGTCGATGACAAGAAGGGCATCCCGCTCGATCCGTCCGGTGAGGTCAAGGAATACGACGGGTTCGGACACCCCGCGTTTAGGGTGAAGTTCCGCAAGGGCAAGCTCAAGAGCGGTTTCACTGCGCTGGAATGGAATTCGGTCACTCGGAAATTCGTGCTGCCTGGCTCGGCCAGCAACAAGATCGGTATCCCCAAGGACATTCAGGCGTACCTGCTGTATCGGTTCGTCGATGAGGATCGGGCCACGGTGTGGGTGCAGCTGCGCCCGGCGCTGGTTGAACTCAAGGGCCATGGCGGCATCGTCGATGGGGAGTTGTCATGGGCTGAGCTGACGGTGCACCACACCGCCGATGCCAACGGCGACGCGTTCGAGGTCGTCGATGCCAGCGCCGATGATGTCACCAAGACGTTCACCATTGATTCTGGTGTCACGGAGTACACCGTGACCGCCGGCGCCGACACCACGGCCGCTATCACCACCAAGACCGCGACGGCGCTCCGCAATGCCCTGCGCGCGCTCGCGAGCGTGCAGGGGCTGCCCAGCCCCGGCGTGACCGTGACCGGGCCCTCGGGAGGCCCGTTGGTGGCGGTGTTCACAGCCCCGATCACCCCGATCTCTGCGGCCGGCACCGGCGGCACCGTCACCGTCTCGTAGTCGAAAAGCACTCGCCCCGGACGCGAACCGACTCCCGCGCCCGGGGCGGGGCACCACCTCAGCGAGTCGGCCCCTTTCCCCTGTAGCCAAGGAGTCGAACATGACCGCACCACGTAAGAACATTCCCGCCGATGCCCCCAAACCGCAGGACCGCAAAGCCAAGAAGAGCGCGGCGGCACGCAAGGCCGAGGCAGAAGGATTCGCCACCATCGAGCAGTGCGGCGTGACACTGCGATTCCCGACCAAGAACCTCCCCATGAAGGCCGTCCTGCGCTATCAGGGCCTCAACGATGATCTGACGCCCATCGAGCCCAAGCAGATGATTCCGACGATGGGCCTACGGGAGCTGCTGGGCGCCGAACAGTGGTCGGCATTCCTGGCAAAGAACCCCACCATCGAAGATTTCGAGCAGGCCAGCGACAAGATAGGTGAAGTGCTGGGAAACTAGTTAGCCTCTTTCGCCTGCTCGCCGAGCATGGCGATGAGATAGAGGCCGACCTAGCGCAGTACTACAACGGACTCGAACTGACCGATTTGTACCGCGGCACCCTCTCTGTCCGCCGTCTGGGCGTGCTGATTCGTCAGCTGCCGCTGCGATCGCGGTTGGTGACCGCGCTCAACGGCGGTCGCCCCAAATGGACAACCATCGAGCATCTGCTCGCCGACATCTGGGCGGTGCTGGTCAAGCTGCTGGGCGACCCGGACAAGGTGCCCGAGAACATCGACCATCCGGTACGTGCCGAGATGGCGGCAAATGAGAAATCCGAGCACAAGCGGGCGCTCAAGGAGCGCTACCTGAAACGCAAGTCTGACCGGAGACGTTCATGAAACCTGTTGTGGAGGTGATACATACGTGACGACCATCGGGTACGCGACACTCCAGATCATCCCGGCACTGCGGGGCGTGACCGAGGCGATCGACCAGCAGATTGACGGCAAGGTCGTCAACGTCTCTATCACGCCCAAGGTTGATCAGAAGGCCGCCGACACCGCGGGCAAGCAGGTCAAGGACACCATCGAGAAGCAGACCACCGATGTTGCGGTCAAGCCCAAGGTCGACCAGCCCGCCGCGGAGACCGCCGGCAAGCAGGCCAAAGAGACGGTCGAAAAGCACACCGGCGATGTCAAGGTCACCCCGAAAATCGAATCCGCGGCGATGGTCAACGCGGGCGCGGAGGCGGGCGCGCGGGCGGGCCGCGCCATCGGCGAGCAGATCGCCAACACCATCCCGACCGGAATGGGCGGCATCGGTGGAACCGTCGGCAACGTGCTGCGTAGCGCTCTACCGGGCCTGGGGTCAGTGGTGGGCGCGGGCACCGGCGCGGCGATCGTGACGGCGATCCTCGATAAGGTCAGCAAAGGCAACTACACCAAGGCCGGTGAGTCCATCAAGCACAGCCTTGTTGGCGCGGTGGACAAGGCCAACGTCGGCGCCGATATTGCTGTCCGGCTGGGTAATTCGCTCTCTGGAGGCCTATCCAAGGCGTCCGACAAGATCACCGCCGTCACCGGCTCGATCACCGGCAGGATCAGTGAAGTCGGCAATGCGCTGACCACCACCAAGGAACTGATCGGCGGGGACGACGCCTGGGGTGCAGGGGCGATCGACACACTGAACAACGCCCTGGGCACGGCAACCCCACTGCTGGAGGGGATGAACGCTGCCGCGGTGCTGGCCTCTGCTGGGGCGAACGCGATCGCGTTGGGCACCAAGGCCGCTGCTGCTGCGCAACGGTTGTGGAACCTAGCGATGACTGCCAACCCCATTGGCTTGGTGGTGACGGCTATTGCCGCATTGGCAGCTGGAATCATCTACGCGTACAACCACTCTGAAACCTTCCGCAAGATCGTTGACGCCGCCTGGGCGGCGATCAAGGTTGCCGCCGAGGCGGTCGTGAAATGGTTTATGGACACCGCATGGCCGCTGCTCAAGCGGGTGTGGGAAGGCATCGGCGAGGGCTGGAGTTGGCTGGTCACCAAGGCTGGCGAGGTCTGGACTGGCGTCAAGGAGAAGTTCACGGCGATAGTCGATTTCGTCAAAGGACTGCCGGGTGCTATCACCAACGCGGCCAAGGGTATGTGGGACGGGCTTAAGAACGGCCTGGTGGCGGTGCTCAACTGGATCGGCGATAAGTGGAATGCGGTCGCCGACACGCTGTCTATCGAGGTCGGTGGCACCAAGATCAGCGCGATACCACACATGCCCAAGTTCGACGGTGGCGGCTACACCGGCAACGTGCCGGCCCAGCAGATCGCGGGCGTGGTTCACGGCGACGAGTTCGTGATCAAGTCCAAGTCGCGCAAGGGGATTGAGAATGCCTACCCCGGCCTGCTGGACTACCTGAACAACCAGGGCAAGTTGCCCGGATATGCACAGGGCGGGTTGGTCAAGGGCACTGCCGAACTCAGTGACATCATCTCGCAGCAGTTCAGACCGTCCGGCGGCATCGGCGGATATCGTTCTCCCGACGGCAAATTCAACGAGCACTCAACAGGCCGTGCCCTGGATGTAATGGTTGGCAACGACAAGGCCAAGGGTGATGCGGTCAAGGACTTCGTGTTATCGAATGCCGCGGCTATCGATCTGAAGTGGGCGATCTGGCGCCAACACCTGTACTACCCGGGTGGTGGCGGGTACGACATGGAGGATCGGGGCTCGCCGACCGATAACCATATGGATCACGTGCACATCTTCTCGGGTCCAGGTATCGCCAATGGCCTTCTCGGGTCGCTGCAGTCCAAGACCGCCGCGGCGGTTAACGCTGGGACTAAGGCTTCCGGCCCGCCAGTCGGTGATGCTCCCGGCGGTTCCCTTGGCGCGGAGGCGGTGAGCGCTGCCGCGCCGGGTGGTGGCTCGTCGTCCACCGGCGGCGGGTTCAATCTGCCGTCATCCCTCTCCGGGCTCTCGGGGATCGGGCTGGCCGGTATGGGCGTCACAACGCAGGTGCCCGGTCAGCCAGAGCGCACATTCGAGTTCGGCAACGCAGCTGCCGCGGCGGTCGGCGGACAGGTGTCCTCGGCGCTCGGAGTGCTCGGTGTTGGCGATTCGCCGGGCTGGCTCAAGGGAATCTCTCAATTCGTCAGCGGCATATCCGTCGGTGGTGGCGGTTCCGGTGGTGGCCTTGGCGGCGCACCCGAGGGAGCAGGCCCCGGCGCCAGATTCGGCGGCGCGACCCCCATTGCCGCGTCGGCCGCTGTGCCGGCGCCCGCAGCGCTTCCCGCGGGGGCGGCTCACGGCACGCAGGCCGGGGCACGGCCGGGGCCGGTGTTCAACACCACGATCAGCGCGTTCGACACCACTGACGCGGTAGCGATGTGGGATCGCAGGAAAAACGAAATTGCGGCAGCGAGATTGGATAGGTACTGATGGCGGTCGCGACGATCACGCTGGAATCGTCCAACGGTGACTCGGTGGTGGTGTCCGCACCCAACGATGAGTACCTGCTCGATGACATCGTGCTCGACACTGATCCGAAGGGTATGTACGACACCGGGTTTACGATGCGCACCCAGTCGGGAGCATTCCAGCCCGGCGGGCGGCCGGTCGGCGAAGAGGTACCGATCCGCAATCCGATTCTGCCGTTCTGGCTGACCCCAGCGTCCCGCCCTCGGTTTCAAAAGCTCTGGGGCACTCCGTACAACCTGCGCAAGGTCAAGTGCACATGGGACGGACCTTCGGGCCCGCGTTTCCTGTATTTGAAGCTGGCCAAGGAGATTCAGTACACGACCGAGGATGGTTTCGACGCTGATATCGACAAGGTCTATCACGCGGTGGTCTCCGCGCACGCGTACAACCCGATGTACGAGGGCGTCGAGGATGTTGCCGATTGGGTCAATCCGGGCAACTTCACCGTCTATCTCGCTGCCACATCTGGAACCTTCAAGCTGGGGTACGGCCCTGCCGGTGCGGCCGTCCTCACCGAGCCGATTCCATACGACGCTGACGCCGCAACCGTGCAAGCCGCACTGGAGGCGCTGTCAACCATCGGGGCCGGAAATGTCACCGTGACCGGCGATCCCGGTCGCTGGACCGTTCGCACACCGGCAACCTGCCCCGGAATGCTCACGGTTGATGGGACATCACTTGCGCCGCTGTCGTTCTCCATCACCCTGGGCACCCTGTCCTACACGATCACCATCGGCGGCCAGACTACTGCGCCCATCGCATTCACTTCGTCAGCCTCGACGCTACGGCAAGCCATCGAGCAGCTTTCCAACATCGGCACCGGTGGGGTCACGGTGACCGCCACATTGTTCGGGTTCGCGCTGTCCTTCATGACCGGGCCGCTGAATGGATTCCTAGTCGCGTTGTTCACCGGGAAGTCCACGGCGGGCATCCACATCGCCCGCGTGGTGACCAACCCGAACACCGGGTATTTCGACGTATGGAACCCCACTGATCAAGACCTCTGGCCCGAATGGGAACTCGACCCCGCCATTCAGTGGCAGTTCCCAGACTTCGCGTTCGGGCAGGAACGTAAGTGGAACCGCCCGGTGGGCGCCGACGCGGCACGAATGATCGTCACTCCACAGCTGACCCAGATGCTGTCCGTGATGTCCGATCCGTTCATGGACACCTACCTCAGCGCCGATCTGTCGAATGCGGCGGGCCTGTTCAACGGGGTGGAACCGCTCTACCCGGTGCCCCAGTACACCGGCACCGCCGATGATCCGGTGGTGGTGCCGGTCGTGTGCCAGGGCCCTTCGGGAGCGAAGGCCACCTTGCGGCAGCGCCGTTTCTGGTCGGCGGAAAGCGGACTTGAGGCGTGAGGGTCAACGCGGTCGCCTTGCACCTTGTGCCCGGCACACCCGAAACGGGACTGTGGTGCGAAATCTGCCTGCTGCCAAGCCGGTACGAGGTGGCGATATACGCGCTGGTCAGTGACAGCGCGCCGATCCACGTCGGCACCTTCAACGGCTGCGACGGGCACCAAGCATGACCGTTGCAACTTTCGCCGAGCCGTTCACCGGCACCGATCACGACGACTTCGCGGCGTGGGCGCGGGAGGTGCGCGAGTATCGCATTGAGCGCGCCTACGACCCGCCGCACATCGAGCTCTACGACGGCGATTGGGTCTATCGCGGCACGGTGCGCGGCGAGCTAGGCGGGCGGGTCAATCCGATCGTCAACCAGACCGGCACCATCACGTTGCGCCTACCTATCGACCTGGACGACCGGCGCGGCACGTGGCCGGCGTTCTGGGCGCTCGACGAAGAGGCTCGCGGTACCAGCAACATCCACGTGATCGTCGAGACCATGGGCGCCCGCATCGGCGGCCGGATGAAGGCCAAAGACGGTGTGCATATTGAGCGTGGGCCCACCGGAGACGTGGTGGTCATCGACTTCCTGGACGACATCGAAGAGCTGAAATTCGTTCACACAGCCGGCAATCCGTTCCTACCGTTGTCACTAATCCAGCAGCCGAAGGCGTGGATGCTGCTCGCGCAGGCTGATCACGGGATCTTGCTGACAATGGCGGCGAATCTACTTCGGTTGCAGCTGACCAACATTGACATCGGCACCCTGTTCAAACTGCTCGACCCGGCCAACTGGAACATTCCCGAGCTGGTCGACACATTCCTCAACATCTGGCAGCAGTCGCAAATCGTCATCGTGCCACGCACGTTCGGCGATTCGGTGGCCCCGCTGTCGCTGGTCGTCGGCAGCATCAAGACATCGATCTTCGACGTGGCCGCGCCGATCATGGAAGACGCAGAGCTGCAATGGGATCTGAGGCGCTGGAAGACCGGCGACCCCGAACCGTGGCCTGGCGCAGGCACCAACTGGCGCAACGGCACCCTGTTCGTCCGCATCGTCGACAAGTCAGGGTTCCGCACCGGCACATCCATCGGCGGCAACCTGGCCACGGGCCTGACCCGAACAATCGCCGATGTGCTGTCCAACCACGTCGAGGACAGCTACAACCTGTTCACCGGGGAGACCATCGACGAGACCGGCTACCGGCTGCCCGGCATCCTCGGCACGCAGGCCGCGCACCCCTACGTGGTGTACCGGGACGGCGATATCACCGGCATTCAAACATCGAACTTCTCGCGTTCGCCCGGTGGTGCGGGTCGCATTACCGTGGGCGGCCAGTCCATGCCCGGTGTCAACGAATTGATCAGTGCCGCAATCCAATATGGCGGTGACGTTCTTGGGGACAACATCTCTGCAACCATCAGTCTCGCCGTCGGTTTCAATATCAGTGTCGGCTCGCTCGGTGGTGCGATCGATTCGTTCCTCAACCCGATCTACCGAGATTCGATCCTGGCGCACATGTCGGTTCCGCTGCTACTGCGGACAAGCCGTCAGGGGTGGGGTCATTACCTGGAGACCACCAGCACCAACGTCACCCAGGCATTCACCGCGGCGAGCGTGATGGACCTGCGCAGGCGCCGGCGTGAGACCGACCCTGACACCTCGTTCACGCTGACCGTCGCCAACGCTGCGCCGTGGCTGATCGGCGACAACGGCTTTGGGCACTGGTGGAACGGTGATCGGGTCGGCGGCACCAGCAAGTACCTCATGCCGCGGGTATTCGTGCGCCGCTGCCGCTCCCTGGACATCACCTGGGGTCAGGGCAGGGCGCTGGCAGTCGAGGGCACATTCGGGGACACCCGCCAGGAAAAGGACGCGATCGAGCGTATGGCCGAACTGATGAGCCGCACCATGAGCGGCCTGCAACAGATAGGACTGTGGTGACAGAGGGTATCTCGCCCGAAGAGGCAAAAGCGCTGGCCGACAAGGTTGTCGAGTCCGAGTTCATCCCGAAGAAGATCCCGGCCGCCGACGACATCGACGCGCAGACCAAGGCTGTTGGTGGCGCGCTGGCCTCGGCATTGCTGACCGCGACGGAAATGCCGCTGCATGTGTTGCAACCGTGGGTCGCTGACTTGTCGGCCCAGCTGGTAGCACTCGGAATCCGCCAGACCGAGCATGTCGACCCCACCGCGGTGCACGCGCCGGCCTGGATCACCGATGGGGTACGCCAGGAATCGATCAAGCTGCCCGAGCAACCCCAGCACACCGAAGCCGATCCGCATGTGGAGATGACCGCCACCGCGCCCAAGTGCCCCAAGCGCATACCCAAGGCAGCCCGGGCGGTACGGCGGTGACCACACCCGGCGGTGTGTCCAACCTTCCCGCTGGCGCACTGACAGTCGAGACTCTGGCCGAGAAGCTGCAGAACTTGACACCCTCAGCGATGCGCAACCGCGCCGCCGAACGCATGCCCGGCACGTTCCACAGCTCCACCGGCGGTGACCCGCTGCAAGACCTGACGCCGTTCGGGATCTTGACGAAGCTGTTCGCCGGATTCAATTCCCACGTCGCCAACGCCGACCCGAACGATATTCAGGGCCCCGAAGACCTGCCCGGCCTGCTGCTCGACTTCATCGAGAGCCTGCCCGTTGTCGGCCAGTTCGTCGGCCTGGCCGAGGCGATCATGGGCACCTACGACGGCGACGACGAAACGCTGCTGGCGATTCAACAGATCTTCATGCCGATACGCCGACTGCTCCAGCTCGCCTCGGGACAGGACGTTGGCTGGCCCACCCTAGAAGAGATTGAAGAGGGTTGGGGCAACCTGTTCGCGGCTATCGCCAAGGCGGTCAGCCAGTTCTTCAAGGGCGTTATTCCCGCGGCGTGGGTTGCTGATGTCCAGAAGGATCTCACCGACGGTGCCGGCGGATTCACCGACCCGTCGGTGGTCGACGATAACCCGGACTGGCACTACGACGCCGCGCAGAACGGGCACCTGTCGGGCAAGTCGATCTACGTCAACGCCGACGGCCATCTGTACGTGATCAGCGTCAAAGACCCTTTCGAGGTGGCACCGGGTCAGACCGTGGACATGGGCGCCTCGGCGATGTGGCAGGGCCTCGCGGCCACGGCGGGGTCCAATCCGATTCGGTTGTGCATCACGCCGTTCGGCCCGGACGGCACCAAGCTGCCCGATATCGTCATCAAGCAGATACAGCCGGTGGCCGCGGACTCGGCATGGGTGCGTGCCAGTCTGACTGGCTCATGGACCGTCCCGGCCGATGGTTCGATCAAGTGGGCAACGGTGACATTGGTGGTCACCGAGGGCGCCTCGGGTGGGCCGGTCCATTTCTCGAACGTCGCTTCGGTGATGTCAAACCTGGGACCGGTGCTGGGTAAGTTCAGATCGTTCTTCGATGCCATTGGTGGACAAGCCAACTCGGGTATCGTGCAGTTCGAGCAGCGATTCGCCGCGATCACCGCCGACGGCAAGATCACCGCCTCGGAACTGTTGGGCCTAATCGGCCTGGGCAACATTCCGACGTTGCCCCAGGTCAAGATCCAAGACCTGCAAACCACGTTCAATCAGTTGGGTGACATCTACAACGGCTTGGTGGTAACGCCGATCAACGGATTTGTCGCGGCCATCGCAACGTGGTTCGGGGCCAACAAGGACAAGACCCAGAAACTCACCAGCGGCGGAACCCTGTCCGTCGGAGATGTCGTCGGTAATTTCGATATGAGCCGGGTCGACGATCTTGTCGATAACCTCGGCAACATTCTGTCTGGGGTCAAGGACGGCGCCGACGGTGTGGGCACCGGCACCACGGGCGCTATCGGGGACCGCATCAATCAGGCCAAGGACTCGCTACTGGCGCTGCTGGGCCTGTCTCAAGATGCGCTCAAAAGCGCTATCGCCGCACAGACCACGTTGCAAGAGCAGGAGACCGAGCAGAACACCGGCGACGGCAATAGCTACAGTTTCGTGTTCTCCGGGGCCGACGGTGCCGCACTGAATGCGACCGATTGGACCACCGGCCCCACGCCCGGCGATATCACCATTCGGGGCGACTCGGGATATGCGGGCGTCAAGAACGGCAACCCTGACGGTTACTTTTTCGCCAGCCCCAACTACACCTATGCCAGCGACGGACAGTCGGCCTCATTCGTGCTCGGCAACACCCAAAACGGAAACTACTACTCCGGGGTGTTCATTCGCTGCAACGCCGATCGCACCACGGGCGCCTACTGCCTGGCCAAAGAGGGCGAGGTCCGCGTCGGCAAGTTCACCCGCTCAGGTACCAGCTGGACGTTCGCTACACCGATGACCTTTCAAGGCGGGCTCTCGTCAGTCAAACAGGGTGCCCGTATCGAAATTCGTTGCAGCGGCAACAACTTCTTTGTTCGCGTGAACGGCAAGCCGGTCACCTCCGCGACCGATGTCGCGGGCACCATCGCCGCCGGGCCGGACTATCGATACGCCATGTTCTGTGTTCAGCGCGCAACGTCGTGGTTCACCTACGACTCCTACCGCATCGCAGCATTCGCCATGTCCGATTACAGCCCCTCGGGAGGTAGTGCCACCTTGTCGAACGCGTGGAGCCTAACCCGCTCGTCCACTTCAGGTTTCATCTACACCGACCCCATCACCTCAGCGGGCCAGCTACCGGCGTCGTTCTTCACCTTCACCGACTACGCCAATGGCGCCACCATCACCGACCTTGGCCGAGGCGCGGTGACCGTGGACCAAGCCGGGCTCTACAAGCTGGCGACCACCTGCCGCCCATACTCGGCCAAGGGGCCGGTCACCCCGCATTGGTGCCTGTACCGCAACGACGTTCAGGTCACCGGAGCCATCGGCCCCGGCGCCGAATTCGAGATCCTGCTCAACGCGGGCGACAAGATCCAACCCGCCCTGATCGTCGTCGATTACGACGTGCGCTCAAACGGCTCCACCGGCTCGGAAACCGTTGTCTCGCGCACCATCACCCAAGTATTCGGCGTGGCCTCCTTCACCGGCCGAAAACTCATCTAACACACCACAGGAGAACTCACCCATGACCACGCCCGAAGCACCAGCCACCGTCGATGACAACGAGGATCTGACAGACCCCCCGGCCCCCTCGCCCACCCCGGATCCACCCGCGCCAGAACTGCCGCAAGAACCGCCCACGCCACCCCAGGCGGCGCAGATCCCCGAGCCGAGCACCACGTTCACCATGCCCGAGCTGCCCGGAATCACCTTCGCTGTCGTGCGTGGCGGCTTGGACATCGACGGCAAGCTCAACCCGTCTTGGATTCAGATCACCGGCACTGACAGCGAGGGTGCGATAGTGTCCCGCATAGGATTCGCCGGGCCCTAACGTGCCCTGGTCCACCAGCCCGACCGTTGCCGCCACGCGGTCGGGCGGTAAGTGGTCGGTCAATCCGGCCGTGCCAGCTCCCGCACCAAACGGCCGGTGGCACGCCATCATCGGGATCGATGCCGCACTGGCAGTGATGTGTGTCGGCGAGGTTGAGCTGACCGCCATGCAGGCCATGGGCGTGGTCTTGTCGGTACACCTTGACCGCGAGCTGGCGTTGGCCGCGGTGTACCAGCTGGCCGCGCAACGCTCGATCCTGATCACTCGCAACCTTGCGCTACAGGCCACATTCCAACAAGACCTCGCGCTGGCCGTCACCATGGAACGGGCGCTGTTCCTGGCCAAGGTGATCGGCATCGACCTAGCCAACGCGCTGGAGATGACCGGCACCATCGGCCTGCAACGCGTGGCCGCAATCGATCTGACGTGCAACCTGACGGCGCCGCGCTCGATCGGTTTCGACAAGCTGCTGCCCGTCGACCTGACACGCACCGTCTCGATGTCCTCGGCGCTGGTGATCGAGCGCGTCGCCAAGATCGACGCCGCACTGACGGTCACCACGGCCCGCGCCTGCACCCTCGGCTATCCGCCGGGCGGTTTGCCTGTCCTGGCCAGCTACACCACCGCCGGTGCGTTCACTCACAACATCGTGCGCAACTGCGACTTCATGGACTGCGTTGGGTGCGGTGCCGGAGGCGGCGGGGGTGGCGGTGACGGCGGCCTGGGCAGCACCGGACAGGGCGGCCGTAAAGGCGCATGGAACGCGCGCACCGTCGCCCGCAACAGCGAGATCCCCGGCTCCGCATTGACCCTGACCGGCATGGTGGGCGCGCCCGGAGCCGCGGGAGCCAAGGAGAAAGGCGGCGGCGCCGGCGGTGACACCACATTCCTGATCAACGGAATCACCACCACGTGTGCCGGTGGCGCCGGCGGTAAAGGCGCCTACGCCGGCAACGGACTCAACCAGCCCGGCGAGGCTGCGGGCAACACCACCCTCAACGGCCAGACCTACACCGGCGGCGCACAAGCGGGCACCAACACCAACGGCAACTCACCCGGCGGCGGCGGCGGGGCCGGCTCGGGCGGCGCGTTCGGCTTCGCCAATCCCGGACGCCTCGGCGGAACGGGCATAGCACATATCCGGTCCTACCAATAGAAGGGAAAACCATTATGGCATGGGGCATTTCGGCCTACCTGGCGAACAAGATTCTCGATCACATCTGCCGCAACGTGGCCTACACACCACCGGCAACCGTGTACGCCAAGATGCACACCGGCGATCCCGGCGCGAACGGAACGGCTAACGCATCCTCGGTGGCCACCCGCTACGCCTGCGCGTTCAACGCGGCGGCAGCCGGGTCGATCAGCCAATCCAACACCCCCGAGCACACTCTCGGCGCCATGGAAAACATTGCCGGGGTGTCATTCTGGGATCACCCAACGGCCGGGAACTTCTTGTGGTCATCGCAGGCCGCCGCCTCCAAGTCCGGTGCCAGCGGCGACATCATCCGCATCAACACCGACACCCTCGCACTCGGCCCGCTGGCGGCATGATGCGCCGCCAGCTGCTCATCTATCCGGCCCTCTACCTCGCCGTGTTCGCCGTCGCGTTCCGCCTCGGCTGGTGGGCATCGGACCAGCTTTCGTCCTACGCCCAAGAAATCGACCCACGTATCGAAAAGGAGTACACCCGATGAGCTTTCGCACTGTTAACGGCAACACCCATACCGAGGACGGCTGGCGGTGCTGCAATCGGGATGAATGCGACATCGTGCGCATACCCGAGCTGTACCTCGTCGATACCGCACCGCTGCGCAAGGGCGCTCCGCTGACCATCCTCGGCGCCTGGCTGTACTGGTATGACCGCAACGTCGAAGAGATCACCTCCCCGGTCTGGGGGTGGTCTGCCACTAACGATGTCCTCGGCACTCCGGGTCGTAACGACGGCTCTAATCACTTGTCGGGTACCGCTGTTGACGTGATGGCACCCAAGTACCCATGGCAGCAGTACACGATGAACGCCGCCACACAGGCCAAGGTCCGCAAGGGCCTGGCGCTGTTCGAGGGCTCGGTGTTTTGGGGACGTGACTGGTCGCGCCCCGACGAGATGCACTACCAGATGGCCTGGCCCGAGGGCGACAAACGCAATGACGCGTTCGCCGACAAGCTGCGCGCCGGATACCTCGGCATCTACGCCCCCGCACAGCCTCCAGCGCCCGTGCAGAAACGTTTCCCGCAAGACCTTTCCGACCGCGAGCTGCTGGAGTACATCGCCGAACAACTCGGACCAGGACACCCTGACTGGGCATCCAAGGGCATGACGCTGCGCGACAAGGTGTGGTCCAAGTGATCCGCATCGGCGACCGCAACCAAGCCGTCCGGCAGTGGCGCGCCGTGATGAACGACCGATACGGGCCGCTCTACACCCGGCTACTGGGACCGCTGCCCCGCGACACCGACGAATTCGGTCCCCGCGCCGCGTCCTGGGCAGCCGAGTACCAGCGCCGCACCGGCCAGATCCCCACCGGGCAGGTGTCCGATAACGACCTGCGCGCACTGGGCATCACGCCCCCGGCCCCGCCCGCCAACCGGCACCTCGGGCTGATGTTCCGGGGCACCGGAGGCATCATCGGCCAGGACTACGTATCTCGCGTCATGCAGGCCGTGGCCAACCTCGTTGAAGAGGTACACCCCGAATTCGCCGCAACCATGGGCGGGCTGCCGGTCGGCGCCGCGGGCGGCCCGGGCGACATATCGATGGCCAAGGCCGTCGACATCGCCGAGGCCGACGCACAACGCATCTTCACCGAGCGCTACCGCGCCAACCCCAACATCAAGGTCGTCATCGGCGGATACTCGGCCGGCGCGGTCGCGGGCGCCCGGTTCCGCGCGTGGCTGCTGGAGCACTACCCGAACAACTACCTGTGCTCATTCAGCATCGGCGATCCCACCCGCCCGTACGGTGGCAGCTACTACGGCGGTCCCGTCCTTGCTGGACAGGGCATTTCGTCGTGGCGGTTCGGCGATGTCAAGGACTACCGGCACTGCTGGCTCACCGACCCCGGCGACATGTACGGCAACATCCCCCTCGGTGTCGTCGGGGACATCATGGACGACTGTTTCGACATGGTGACCGCGTTTCAGCTCTCGGATCCGCTCGGGGCCGCTGGCGCCATCCTGCCGAAAATCCCCGAGATCGCCACCAAGGCCTTGGGTATCGAGCTGCCCGCCATATTCGGCGCCCTCTCTGGCGGCCCGGCCGGCATCGGAGCCATCGGCCTACCCATGGTGCTCGGCGGTCTACAGGGACTACTCGGCTGGGGCGATATCAACAAGCTCACCGGGCCCGCGGCCGCGGCGCAGGCCGCCTTGATCGCGCTGCGTTTCGTCACCACCAGCCCACCGACCGCCGCGCATATTCAATACGAATACCGCGAGGTCTGGCCCGGCCAAACCTATCTCGGCCTCGCCATCCAGCACGTGCGCGACTGGGCCAGCCGCACCCCCGCCATAGCCGCGTAGATCAGTCCGCCCCCGCGCGAGGAGAGCGCGCTGGGACTCCCCACACCGTAGCGCTCCCTATCCATGGCGCCATCGAAAAAACTCCCCCTGAACTGCCCAAACCCTGTTATCCACAACCCCGAGAGGACCCGTCATGCCCAACCCCATACCCCAAAACGACACC